AGTTTCTGCCGATGCAGCTCTATCATTCATCTTACGATTGTCTCTATCGAGAATATTTAGTCCGTCGAATCCTCCATAAAAAACGTTAGTAAACTTCGCATATGGAGTGAATCGATTGAAAATAACTGCCGATTCTTGAACTAGAGTCGCTAATGTAACTCTATCTGACGAGCCATAATTTATCTTATAGCTAGATCCGTCGGGTAATCCGTCTCGAACGTAAGCAGCGCCCTTCATTAATATATCTGCAGAGCCTGTAACGTTCGAAGTAGCCGTCGACTCTAGTGCTACGCGAGCTAGTGTAAACTTATTCGCGTTAAATACGTCTGCAGCGGGCCCAGAAACCAGTGTATCCTGCTTGGCAATTCCTAAAAACTTCGTTAAATTACGTACTATTCTATTTTCTGTAACACTAGAGTTGGGATCTAGTACGTCGCCAGTTGGAACAGATTGGAACATAACGCCCCAATATAATCGAGAATCGACTCTTTCATTTGCGCCCGGCGCGCCGATATTTTCGGCAGTTGTGCTCATGTCACCACGAGTAACCTTAAATCTTAACGGAACAGGTGGTACTATAGCGCCAGAAAGAGGAAGCGAAGCTCCAGAGTAGTGACCGTATAAACGACTTCCACCAGTGAATAACTGACCATCGAATACTAAACTTGTCTTCGCGTCAGCTAGAGATTCGGTCGTCTTTGGAGCGGGTAGTCCTCTGAAACCGAAAGGAAGCGCAGAAACAGGTATGTCTTTGGCTTCGACGCGATCGTTCATAATGACTCTTACGAACTTACTTCTATTCGCAAAACGACCTGAAACCAAAAGACGACGTTCGTTAGGATCGTCAGAGTCGAAATTATAAGATACTTTCTTGTCGCCAATTTTTTTAGCTATATAGTTTTCTGACTGTGGGTCTAAACTTAGCTTTGGATAATATTCTAAAATTTGTGGGCTTATATCATCGTCTTCGAATTTGCGTAATACGATATCGAAAGTGCCGTATGGATTCGATTTATCTGTAGAAGCAATGATGTTCTGAACCGATATTTTGAAAGAACTATTCGAAACTTCGCCGTCTGAAATGCACTCGAAGTGAAATAGATCGTATTCGTATTTTCCGAATGGTTGAGATATGAAAGTTGTAGTTCTAGGCGCTTGATATCTTGTGTTAAACTTTCCGTAAGTATTTAACCAAGAACCTGAACCAGAAACTACTGCGACAGAAGCTTGCGCCGAAGCGGCAACTTTTGCAACTTCGACGTCGACTGGAAAATCTGCATATAATAGATGTTTCTTTTCAGAAAAAAGATCTGGATCTGTGTTTAAAATCCTCGCGATATAATTTTCACTCGCGGGATCTAAAGATGCCGTAAGTATGCGGATTCCTGCGAAACCATCGGAGTTATAAGCAGAGAAAGAAGGATCTGACGATGAGATAACGATCTTAAACTTTCTATCTAATAGACCCGTTGTACCAAGAGAAGCAGAGCTGTGATCGAAAAGACCATAAGTTAAATCGTGACTTAATACTTCGATTCTCGTATTTTCGGCCGCGAAAATCATTCCTCTGACAAGACCCACGCTATTTGGATCGGCATATGAAGGATTGTCTACGAACATAGGAGCAGAATAATCACCATCAGCTAAAACATCGTGTCTTGCAGTTATGAAAACAGTAGAAGCTTCAGCTGTCGAAGACATTCCACTAGCTGGAACTACTGCAGAACCGCTAACCCAAAAACCTGCATTTTTTACTGTTCCTTCATTTTGAGTTAATACGATGTCGCTTAATGTTGTATTAGAACCTGCGCCTAATACTCTAACGAAAGTTAAAGAATTTCTGTGCTTTAGCCACTCGTTCGCTGCATACGTCGCGGGTTTTTCGACGTCTAATCCACCGAACCTAGACTGAAAATCATTAAAGTTTCCAACTGTGACTGGCACGAATGCTGGTCCCATCTTGGATGTACCAGCAATGCCCACGGGGGTTCCGACTGGTTGTGCGGCTCCCGCTATGAGCTCTATCTCCTGTTCGAAAAAACCTGGAGATCGAAAAGTTTGTTCTGCCATTATGAGCTCCTTAAACGCGTCTGTGCTCTAGATAACTATCTTGCTCAAACGCCTGATTACGATTTTCGACGATTGTCGAAAGAAATCGTGTAAACTTCTTCACCTCGTACAGGAACCGATTCGATAACCTGAACGGTAATATTTTTCCTTTCACCAGTTATTGGATCGAAATCAAGATCTAAGATTTTTTTCTTATTTTTGATTTTCGAAGTTCCACCAACAATTTGAGTTTTTTTATTTTCATCGATACCAGATTGAGATTTATTCGATCTAGAAATCGCATCTTCAACACCGTTTGTACCCATTACGTTTCCATGATATTCATCTTCTATAGTTTCTACATCTGATAAAATATATTCATTAATATCTCCAGAACCGACATTCGCTGCAGATTCTTCTTTATTTTTCATTTTTGTATTTATTTCGAATGAAATGTTAGGAGCTGACAGGTATTTTTTAGTAGCGTTGGGTATACCCGCTGCGTGAGGTAATACAAGATAAGCGGGAACTTCTACGTTCATCGTAGCTTTTATTAAACGTTCAGAATCTGTATAATCACCAAAATTATTATCTTGTGTAATAGCTTGGTCAAAGTACGCTACAAACCAATATCCTTTTTTAGTATCTATGCGAATTGTTCTGCCACCTGGTTGTACGTAAGCTCCTAAAATAGTTTCTATTATCGTGTTTAGTTGCTGGACGTATTGACACCATATGTTTACTTCAAATTTTGCAGTAAAATATTTAGGAGTTGGTATAACTGTTACTTCGTAGATATTTTTATCTAATCTTGGATACAGTAATCGACCAGAATTCTGTAACCAATCTTCCTGTTTTTTGCCTCTCGAAAATTCAGAATTTTTAAGATTAGAAGAATTTATTAGATTCTGATATTCGGGATCTTCTACTGACAATTTTTTCTTTATGATAGTCTCTGGATACCTGTCTGAAGATCCTGCGCCTTTTGTTGTTTCGAATTCAAGTCCATTTCTTGTAATAGAAATAAGTGGGAGTATTAATGCTCCGTTTTTGTCTCTAAGCGGCGTAGATTTGGAAAGAACTGCGAATCGTTCTCCTGAAGCGAAAACGACTGGCACTTTACGTTGTTCTCCCGTGTCCTTTGAAACCTTATAAAAAAGTGGTAACTTTTCGGAAAATAAATCGAAAAATGCTCGATCTACGTCTTCTATTCCACATGATGGTATCGTCTCGAAAGAATCGGGAGAATCTTTCTCGTAACCGCTTGGAGTGACGCCAGATAAGCTTTCTGCCTTCGAATAACGCGTAGCCATTATCTTACTCGTCTCCATAGAAAGATGAGCTTACACCGTCTTCTGCGACTTTTCTAGGGCCTGTTATAGGTGAATCGAGCACACCGTTTTCGACGAGTTGTCTTTTGTCGTTTGTTTCTCCAAGCTCATTTGTCGATTCGCCTCTTTGTTGCACGAATACTTTTTGAATAGAATCTGGATCTGTGAAGTGTTCTCCAGTTGGACCTATCGGTTTTTTAGAAATTAAACCTTCTCTAGCGTAACGACCCTCGAGTCTCATTCCCGTAGTATGTTCAACTTGCCCAAATATCTTAGATATTTTTACAGCTTGTACTATTTCATAAAAAGCAGGACCATAAGAAAAGAAATCGCCAGCCCTAACGAGAATTCCTTTATCTAACAAATCTCTATAATGCACAGAAACTTTTACGTTATTTTTAGCGTCTACACCGAAATTAGTAGATGTTTGCTCGTATTCGTTCCATTCAACAAGCGCTTCTATTTCAATGGGAGGATCGAAAACTTTTTCGGTTGCTTCTTGGTATAAATCATTAACGTTAGACATGTCAGCTCGAGCTCTATAATAAAACACCTTTTGACCAGAAACGTCTTTAATGACTTCTTTGGTTAAATCGCTTATTAAATCAAGTTCTCTAGGTGTGATAAAAAGGCGCGCCATTTAACCTCCTAACCGACTGTAATGGCTTTTCCAGCCGGTATTGGAATTCCTTTGAGAATTTTTTGTAAATTATCTTGTTTATTAGCTTGTTGTTCTATCAACTTATCATAAGTTAAAGAGTCTAACATTTCTTTTAACTGCGTCAATAGTTTATCTCGTTCTTCCTTACCAGCACTTACTAAATCAGCACCATTTAGTGTAAGCTCCCCTCCAGGTATGGGAACAGTTGTAAATTTTGAACGAATTAAACCCAATAATTCTTTGCATAATGCTAGTGTATATTCTCTTACCCACTGTCGCCCAAT